TTGTTTTGAGTAGATTCTCATAGTCTTCAGAAGTCACAGCACGTTCTTGTGTAGTAAATGCACGAGGAGCATTGTACTTAATCGAGCTCAGATCTTCTGCAACAGCTCCGTCGGCCGAAGCAGTAATCGTTTCAATTACAATGTTTGCTTCATTATCGATGCGTGCAGTATTAATAAACTTAAATGCGCCATTCGGAAGTTCTCCGTTGCATGATCGATATTCAATGATACACGCAGAGTTGTTCTTTGGTTTTCTTCCAACAACTCCGTCACCAAAGACGACTTCGTATGTATCACCAATTCCTGGTTGTAAGAAAAAGACTTTTGCATTTTCATCATGACCAAAAAGAGACGTCGCTCTCTTGTAAGTTTGAATAGTCGTACCGTTATCTTCAAAGACTGTGACTAATACGCTTTCAAGATCGACTCGCTTATTACTAATCTTATAGACAAGTGGATTACTATAATTGACTGTATAAGTATCGCTCAGGTAGCTGCCTTCGTATACTCGAATCGGCTCGCTCTCATATACTAGACTTGATCCTGAAGGAGTTCTCTTTGTAATGACATAGTTTTCAGTAGTGCTAAAGTTATAAGTGAAATCATCGACACGCGAAGTAAACGAGGTTCCTTTTGGAATCACGATCGATCTCTTTGCCGTATCTGTCGAAGTAATTACTAGTTGAATGACAGCCGATGAAGATCGAAACGATCTCGGAAGATAGTTTAATTCTTTGGCATGAGAAATAACGCTGTCACGTAACTTCGCAGAATCAAGAAACATCTCGTTGCTGACCATGTTGAGATAGAACGCATTCTGATAAGTGTTATATGAAAGCACGTCGAGAAGAACCGAAAGATTGCTTCCGTCGAAGTCGTAATCTTTAAATCGATCTTGTGATTTCAGAAATGTCTTCAACGAGTCTTTATAGGAATCGAAGTCTAACTGTGTAAGGACTATACTGGAATTTGCTGCCATTATCTTACTCTATAAAGGGTGAGTTGAAGTGTCTGCGGATTAGCATTATTTATTATCTCATAATAGACTGATACTTCATAAGAATGCGCAAACTCATTTGATACTACTAAGACATCAATGATTCGAGCTCGCTGTTCGTATTTGGTAATCGAATCGAACACGGCATCTTTGATAAGATCTGAAGTCATCACAGAAATATCTTCGAATAAGAATCGACGAAGACCACCACCAAATTCTGGATTAAACAATCGTTCTTTGGTATTTGTCTGTAAGATATTTCTCATCGATCTTCTGACAGCTTGTTCGTCGGTATGAAGAGCAAGTCTCTTGTTTTGAGGATGAATATTGAAATTATTATAGAAGTCTGTGAACACAGGATCGCTCTGCGTTGTTTTCCTTGTGGTCAGTGCGTCGATTCTGTCTACCATATTACCCTACTTTATCTTATTTATAATGATTATATGACTGTTTGTATTACTTCGTAATTTTCAATAGAAGCATTTGGAACATCGTCAGAGAGAAGATCGACTTGCCCTGTAAAAGCAAATGTTTGATAATCTTCGTTGCTACCGATTGCATCTAATCCTGGACCAGCCGACCGAATAAAGTTATACTGTATCATAGCTGATGTAAATTTGTTTGTTTCAATATACGAGACAAGTTTATCGTTTGCATCATACACAAAATTATTGAGAATGACTTGAGAATCTTCATATGCAATAACTCTTCCACCTTCAAAATTATTAATATTCTCAGCTCGAAAGGGATACCAACTATCGACTTCAATATCATGAGCTTCTACGAAAACAAAAACTGCGCATAAAAAGAAATCATCAATACAATTCGCTTCGTTTACGAATGTTGGCATATACCAACCATCGATTACAGCTTCACTCGTTTCAAACGTAGTAACACCAGGTTCTTGCACAGTAAAACGAATTGGAACTGGAGGACTTAAATCCCCGTAAGAAGCTTCAGGAATAGTCGGCGCGCTGACATCCGTAAAGAAATATCCATTTTCTGATACTGAATATTGATCTAACATGTCAGCCTAATCCACTTCACACGGTGGCAGAAGCGGGCTGAGCCCACTTCGCAATGTGTCAGGATTCGGTTCGAGACCATACTTTGTTCGACGCACCTCAATACAATCAGGAATTAATTTTAAAATTAAATCTGGAATTCCAAATATTGGCTTTAAAATGATATTTAAAACCATACAGATCGATACTTTTCCGCGACATATATCAATGATCAATTTGATTGCTTTAATGATCTTGTCGACGATTGGAAACTGTTGCAGAATCCAACTTGGAGCTTTTAATATGATATCATGTATCTTGGCAATAAAATCTGTCTGAAAAAACTTCTTAATCTTTTCCATGGCTTCTTCGAACGCGTCTTCAATACGATGCCACAACTCTTCTTTTGAATGAATCGTTTCTTTCTTTTTACGTTGTTCCTTATCAAATCCAATTAAATTGCCGAGAGTTCCAAAGAGTGGGATCCTAAAATTTAAGAAAAAGTCAGTGAGTTCTTCGAGCAATTTCTCTCCAAGATCTTCAGTAGCTTTGCCCGATAAGACGTCTTCTTTTGCCTTCTTAATTTTGGCTTTAAAATTATCATACACGAGTTTTAATTGCGCTTTAATAGGCTTTGTAGGATCGATAAATACTCCAAGCTGTTCAATAATCGGTCCAATAATAGGAATCTTAGTCAGTAGACCGATCATTGCATTGATACATGCGCCGATAAAATTGCTTAGAAGTTCTTTCATCCATGCCAAAGCTTTTTGCCAGAATTCTTCTGCTTCGTGCTCAGGACTTTTAATTCCAAATGTTCCGTCGTACTTTCCATCACCAAAAAACTTTCGAACCGATTCAATATCTTCGGCAATTGCAGCTTTGATCTTGACTTTACCTTCCTTCGTAAACAAATCCTTGATTACTGGTTGATAACGAACAGGATTACCGGCTTCGTCGACGAGTGTTACAGCCGTAATGAATGGAATTGGAATCTCGAGTGGATTTGGAATTCCGAGAATATCAACAATCTTGAGTAAAGCCTCGACGATCCTCTTCTGAAACCATACGTCGATCTCTTTCAGAAACTCGCGCACCTTATATTTCATCTCTTGTTCTTTTGACTTAATCTTCTTAAAGACATCTGTCATCAGAATGCCGGTGATATCGTCGACCAGCTTTTCCATATCGCGAACAGCATCGATTAATTCTTTGCCACACTCGTCTTGAATAAACTTCGCTTGTAACTTCAGTTGACTCGTAATCTTTGCAATGCCTACAAAATAGTCTTCCATTTGACGGAAAGATATTTGCCCGTTAGGACCACATTCTAAATTAGGAACTTCAGGAACATAGACGATTGGTTTCATGCATTGATTCCAACAATTGCTGCCTGAATATCCACCGCACCTGATTTAGATACAACTTGTACGCTGCCATTATTTGCATAAATGCCTACATTACCTTGGTTGGCATAGATGTCGACGTCAGACTGAGCAGTGATCGTAATCTTACCTTGATTACAAACGATCTCGATATTCTGATCAGATTTTTCGGAACCGGCATTGAAGATTGTCATATTACCAGCTGCCAACTGAATATAATCGTTTACTGATTTTGTTACGATCGTACCATCTGGTAAGATCTCCAAATAAGATCCAGACTTGTGATAAACTTGAACGCGCTCTGATCCAGGAGTATCGTCAAACTCGAGGATATGTCCGCTCCGAGTAGTCATAGTACTATTATAAGGATACTTTGCTTTATACTTTGATGCTGGTTCAACATCAAAACCGTCATCAGTTTTAATACGATTACGAGTTTTAAGTTCTGGCTCGCCTTGACCTCGAGCATAAGATGATACACTGTGATTATCTTCTGGTGCATAGTTTAACACACCAAGAATATATGCAGACTGTTGATTTGGAAGCTTCATACACATCACTCGAGATCCCTTTAAGAGACCAGTCGGACTTAATCCAATTCCAGAAACTCCGGCGCTCGTAGTTGGCATCATAACATATGACGGCAATAAATCTTCAGAATTCACTTGATTAGAGTGACCCAAAAGTTCTCTCACTAAAATTCTGCCAGTTTGCGGTTCATCAGCTTTTAAACCGAGATCTGAAGTAGGATCTTCTGCTACTATACCTTCAAAGAATCTTGGAACTTGCATTTATCATCCTCTAAACTGTGTGTGTTTTTGGCAATCCACCGATACCATCTTTTACGAGCTCTAAACCTTGTGCATATTCTGCTTTTTCGTTGAAAGTTAGCATATGCCGGCATTTAGTTACAACATAATTACCTGTCGTAACAGCGCTATCTTCATTCACAGGATTTTCTTCTCCTCTTGTAAGGCCAGCCGCTTCGGGTAATTGACAGTGAATCACATCTCCAACAGTAATGGCTGAATCTCCATAAATAGTGATTTGCATAACCACCGTTAAAAAGTGACTCATATAATAAGGCATATGATTAAACTTTTCGGCTCTCTCTGCATTTCCAACAGTCGGATCAAAAGGAATCGCTCGAGGAGCTCCTTCATTTCCATCTTCAGTTTTTTCAACCTGAGCTTTAAGATTTGTAGATGCAGATCCTTCGTTTAGTGCTTCAAATTGTAAATTTTTTGGATCAGCTTGAAAAGAAATGATGTCTCCAGTGACACTATTTTGTAGTTGACACGTCGATCTTCCACCTCCAATTAATCTTAAAATTCCTTCGTTGCCGCTTTGAATAATTTTAGTAGTTAAGATGTTTCTCCACTTTGCCCCGGTTACATTTAAGTTGGTTAAAGTAGATTGTGTAAAACACTTGTCGCCGATATTTTTTATGCCTTCTTTGATTAACGCTTCCATGCTTTTAAAAACAAATCCGTACTTGTTTTCAAAGAAGTAAAAACAATGGCCGTTAAATTCTTGAGACATTGCATGTTCTAATCTAATTTGATCAATACACTCGAATGGAGTTTTTTCAGTAAAGTTAAATGCATGCAACCCACGAGTTTTTTCTGCAAAGAAAGGTTTATTTGATTTCGTTAAGTTAAGATATGCTTTTACCATATTCTCGCACTCGATGTTTTTCCTAACAAGCGGTGTGTTTTTTATGGTCGAAGCTTTCCATGCTTCATATGTAACACACTCCACTTTATAAATTAGTGCTTTATCATCGGGAGAATTAAAAGAAACTGGTTTATTAATAACATAAAGTTCGTATCGAATAGACGATTTTGAATTATCTTCGTCTGTTGTAAAATCAATGATAATTTTCTTATCTGTAAAAACAAATTTATCTCCTGCGCCCTTCGCCTCATAGAATTCGAATTGTGCACGAACAGCAGGTTCGAGTATAGATTCATATATGTTTGCTTGTACACAGACAGGAGTCAAATCAACAGCCTTGCCGCAATCGACAGTTTTTGCTGTATTATCAATCATTAAGAACTCGTTAAGTTTAAACTGCCCGTCTCTAATTTGAGAAATCATATTACGAACTCAATTGTTGTATAAATTGTTTTTCTGTTTCAGCGAGATAAGAAGACTTGAGAACAAATATATTTCGCTTCAATTCGTTTCTTTCTTTCTCATCATCATATGCATTTACGGCATACCAATACTCTGTTTCTGCAGTAGAAATGTTTTGCTTTATCGGAGTAATTGTTTTTATTCCTTCTGCTTGATTGACTGCAAAAGTTCCGTTGACGTGCTTTACGGTTAAGCTATTATTTTCAAGATCAACATAGTCAACGGTCGCATAAGCACCAGTGCTCGTCTGAGACACTCGATCTCCGACTTGGAATTGTGTTGGAGAAGCAGTAAGAGTCAACGATAATATTTTGTTTGTGGATACTATCCAATCTTCTTTGATTCTTTCGTAGCCGATCACTGCACCAGTATTCGTAAGTTTTGGCTTCCAATACTTTTGAGTATTTGTAGTTTCATCGGCAAGGAGAGAATCGTATTGTTGAAGAGTAATAATTCTTTCATCTTCATGCCAGTTTAATCGATAGAAGAGAGTAATCGCTCGAGCATTCGAATTTGATCCATACTTTGTTTCAATATAATTCTTAAAATCTTCTGCTGATTTATAGTAATCGTAATAAGGATCAACGATGTTGTTCGTAAGATAGATCATCCAGTCAAATTTCGAAGATCCGTAATAGTTATAAGACAAGATATCCGGTCTCTCGAACCCTTCTTCAAGAGTAAACTGAAAGGTAGAATAGATTTCTTTCTTTGTTTTGTCAGTAAAGTCGACGCGTGCCAAGATATTCTTGGCAACGTTTCCGCCATAGTCTACAATTGGAAATCGATCGAAATATCTTGCCATTATTTGGGTTTCTTTTCTTCTTTATTGCTAAGCGCGCCTTCTACATAACTTGTAGTGTCAGCTATTGTTTTATCAATATCAAAATCAAGGCCTGCAGCATTAATGCCTTTTTGTATTTCTTTCTTGAAAGTTTCCCAAGTTTCACTCAGACGATCTCCGCCTTCTCTGCCATAATCGCGCGAAGTTTGAATCTGTGTTTCAAGCATTGAAATTGAACATTCAATAAATGCCGGATGGCTCGTGCCTTCAAAGAATGCAGGAATTCCTTGCGGAGAGTAATTCAGTTCGATTGATTGAATGAGACACGGCATAAATTGAATTAATCCGGGTTCACCTTTCATAATTCTTAATTCCGGTTGACATAAGAAAGGATATGCGAGTGCCGCAGTTCCTAAGCTACTATATGATGGCAAAGCATATGCTTTCATTGCTTTCAACAGATTCATTAACTGCTGACTTTCTTCTTTATTACGAGGAGCAAAAGTCCATTCGAATCTATGAGTACGAAGAGGAACACCGCTAAATAAAGCTTGTATATGAGGATTTGGAACAGCGCCAATCGCTTGAGCTCCGAGAGCTCCTATATCATTTGTTGATGTAACCATCGCGCTAAAAGCAAGCGCCGCGACCGAATTTGTTATCGCTTGTGTTCGTTCCTTACCACCGGGTGAGCTTATAAAGTTTTGCATCGCATCTGCAATTCCACCTTTCAGACCAGTGGCGTTTGGAGCGACTTCAATATCAAAGCTTTCTCTTATTCCTTTCGGAAGAGGAAGCGCAAATGCTTGTACAAACTTGAGATCTCCTTTTGTATGAGGAGAAGGACGTTGGTATTGTTTAAACTTAAATGACATATAATAATTTTCACTGATATGATCAGGAAATTGCATCGTATCCAAACCATCAAGAGTAATTTTATTCGAAGCTCTTTGAATAGCATCAACATATGTTTCGGCAAAAGCAGAAGCACCTATGATATTACCATTTTGCGGATTGAAATTGTTACGAATGTCGGCGCAAGATGCTCGTTTCATTTCGCTTGTAAATGTTTGGAAATACTTGTCTTCGAGACCGGCAGTTAAAGAATCTCCGAATCTTGCAGAAAGTTTCGCTGCAGTTGCATCAGAAAATCCTGCCTTCTTTAGTGCTTTGGCAAAAAGATCTTCGACTGCATTCTCGAGTTTATCTTCGAGCTTATTCGTAATCTTTTTAGCAAGGTTATTCAGAAGCCCTCCCGAGCCCTTTTTAAAGTCATCTAAGCTTATTAAAAATCCGTCTCTTGCCATACTGTCTCTCAAATTTAAAAAGGCTATCAGCTTATTTATAAATAGATTTATGGCTTATCAAGGAAAGTTTCGACCAAAGGATATAAAGAAATATCTCGGAGACTCGAATAATATCGTATATCGCAGTCGATGGGAACTCAAGTTCATGATGTACTTAGATTCTCATCCGAATGTCGTGCAATGGGGAAGCGAAGAATTAGTCATTCCTTATCGCTCTCCTCTCGACAATCGTGTACATCGATACTTTCCAGACTTCATTGTGAAGAAGAAATCTCCGGAAGGTAAAATCGATACGATTGTCGTTGAAATAAAACCTCATGCGCAGACGCGGCCTCCAGTGGTGATAAATAAGCCTA